GCGTATCGTTTGTTATCGATAGAAGGCACCATTCTGTATGTCCATTTAGATCTATCTTCTATTTCTGTCTGTATGTAGATTTGCCCGTTAGCAGTAGCAAGGAAAGGTGAAGCACAGTCAAAAGTAACAGTAAAGTTTTCGTTGTGATGTCGACGAACTGCTCTTTGTATGTCTGTAAGCAGAACTGCCCATTCTAACTTTGATGTTCCGAGAAAGTGCATCACATCATGTATGCCTCGTTCTAACAGGCTATCGAAACGTAGTTCTACAAGACGTCTAAGCACAAGATGAATGTCACACATGTTCTGACCACCCATTGCCCAGCCATTAAAGTGAGCATCTGGATACACTTTTGGATCGCAGTAGTCTTTCATACGTGAATACCAGTCATCTGCGTCTCTGTGATTCTCACCCTGCAAAACGTTTAGGAATTTACAAGCACCAGTTCTATGCTTCATCCAGTAGTCGTTGTTAATTCTAGTTGCTGTTACAGCGTCTTCATAGTTGTTAATGCCGGTTGCTTTTGCGCCAGCAGGTGATCGAGACACCCAAGCAGGAATATCCAAAATCATTCCATAGTCCATGTAGGCATCCATCCATCGCAGCACACCGTCTCGTTTCTTCTGTGCTTTAGGACAGGTTGGATCCTTCCAGTCACCTTCCCACACACCCTTACCAATTTGGAATCCACCTGAATCACCTAACACCCAGGTATTCGACCTATCTCTCTTGCGAATCATGTCTTCTTTGGGAGAATCTTTTTGAGTGTCTAATTCAGCGTGTCCAGCAGAGTAAAGACTCCACTTATAGGAAAAAGCACCTTGTTTTTCATTTAGATAGTTTAGACTTTCAACTCCGTTTTGAAAGTTAGCGGGAATGCGTGACTTTTCAACATACTCAGCACTCTGCTGTTTGCCTACATATGTAGCATAGAATCCACTTAATGCTGGCAGAAATCTCGCATAGTCCTTTTGTTCAGCAGTCAGGTTCTTGCGCATATTTTACTTGCTCTGTGCTGGAAGAATATAATCATATTTTGCCATGCCAGAATCCACAGAAATCATCATTGCACCCTGGTCAGAAATACTAATTGTGATATCGCCATCCAGATTTAAAATAGCTTGGACTTGCGCAACTGGCCAACTCCAAGTATGCGACAGCGAACCTTCTATGTCATGCTGAAATACGAATTCGCCTGCGTGTGTGCTCGCATCACCAAAAGAAAACACAAGATTGCTGTCTTTTGTGGACACGTTGAACGTTGGTTCTTCTGAGTGCGCTGCGCTCATCAACTTCATTCTGCCAATACTTGCAACACTAGGCGTAAATGATACGTTCCAACTGGCTCCTTTAAATTTAACTGTTTTAAGCTTTTCTTCAATAATTGCTTTGTTCATAAAGCGATAGTCGTTTTCAAAGTCCCCCGAACTGTTTTCAAAGTGAATATGCGTGGGCACAGATTCTCCATTGCGATCAGCCTGCATTACTTCAATTTTTGCGTTGTCTTTGTATTCAGGATTCTTCAAATGCAGTGCCAGCTTGTCTAGATTTGGCATGCCGAATGTGCCAGAAAACTCCGTGACTGGCGAATGAGTAGTTGCACTTAAAATTACACTGCGATCTTCCGCCATGCTATCAATAGCAGTTTCTTCTTCCGCAGTTACCTTCACTAGACTAAGGAATCCTAGTGCATGTGTATGTGCAACAATGTCTTGTAGTATGTCTTTCATGTATGATCTCCATTTGTACATAAGTGTATGATGTTATTTAGGTTTTGTCAACCTCTTGGTTTTAATTTCTCTGTTGTTCTATGATTTGTACTAGTTGTTCTAGCAACGATTTGTCATCTGCGTTTTCTGTATCTAATTCTACTTTAATTTCTATTTTCATCTTAGTCTCCAAAATCAAACAAACTATTAAATGTTGTGTGTTGCTTGGTATCTTCCAAGTCGTAATCCAACACACCGATCAAGTTTCCTAGTTTGTTATCAATAATTGTTTCTGCCATAGCTGCATCGTCAAACGGCAATTCCTTGAACCACTCTGGCAGCCTAAGTTCGTCTGTGGGATATGCTACCGAAGTAAAGCCCAATGGATTCTGTTTTAGTTTGCATACAATTACTTTCATGCCGTCCACAATCTCTTGAGAATAGCGGTCATCGTTCATGCGCTTGAGAGTGTTCCAATTGATTGCAGCTCTTACGTGTCCAGGCATGTTAGCTTTGCCTTTCTTTTGCTCCAGCTTTTGATAATGTCCAATCTTGTTGGCTCTTTTGGGCGATCCTTTTTCCCACCCTGGCATTTCTTGAAACTCCTTGCGGAATTTTGTAATACGCTCTAGCACATCTTCGTCTGCAAAATCTTGCAGCACCATGAGTAGAATCTCCATGAGAAACTCCTGCATGTACACAGGCGTGTCAGAACGGCGAAGATCTAGGCCCATTGCTTTGACCTTGCCAGGTGAGTCCCCTTCGTCTTTTCTTGTGCCTTCGTCGTCATATACGAGAATAGCATAGCGTTTCTTTGTAATGAACAAGCCACTAGAGCCGACAATTTCTCGGCCTGCTGCTATTACTTCACTTCTTGTTTTCGGACAGTGAAACGCTTTGGCCATAAAATCGCCAAAGGTAGTGTTGGCTTGTTCACAAACTTGATCATACAGTTGTATAACTCTTTCTCTGTCCCAGGGCACCTTTCCTGCTTCGATTTCTTTTTTCAGCACAGGATAAGCGGAAAAATAGACCGAATCTGTATCCCCATATATTACAGCATCTCCTACATGGTCATACTCTCCTGTAATAACCTTGTTTACTTCGGCGCTCATATGTTTAACAATTTGTCTGCCTGTCAAAGTGGTGCTTTGACCAATTCTCTTATCGAAGAACCTACAACCAGGATTGAGAATAGCCCCATACAGTGAGTTAAGGTTGATTTTCTTAACCAGCTGTCTTTTATCCCAGAAAGCGATTTCCGTGTCGTTGCCTGCTTCTTGTGCTTTCTTTTTCATTGCCTGCAGTTCTTTGCGTTCTGCATACCAGCGTTTGAGAATACCAGGAATTACACCTTCAAATTCTGTAGTGAAAATAGTGCCATTTGCACTGAGCATCCACGGCATTTGACTGTCAAACATCAATTGATATAATTCTGCTCCTGACAGTACATCTGATCTACCGTCTTCCCAGTCTACTGTGATAGCAATATCTTTGCGCTTGTCCATTACAGCTTCGTATTCTTCCGTTGCAAAACGTCCTTCCCAACTGCCCGCAAAACTTTTCTTTTTGAGGGTCATGTCCTCGTGAATTCGACTGTCTGTGATGTCCTGCCGTAATTGTCCAACGATGGTTTCAGGCGCCATATTAAGCGAGCGAATCACAGAAGGATACAGTGAGTTCAAGTCCATGGAGCCTATCCACTTGTGGAGTCCTTTTTTTGGAAAGGCAACATATGCACCTGCTGCTTGTGTATTCTCGTCGTCACGCTTGGGGCGATTTGGCACTTGCAGACCTCTATGATGCGCTTCATTTATAATTGCTTGTTCTGTGACAGCAACCGCGCCCATAGTAGTCTGCAGCAACACAGTATTAGCATGAGCTAGCTCGTTTGAAAGGTCAATGAATCGCAATTTTTTATCTAGTTTGTCTAGCAGCGCAGTATCTTGAATATTATATTCTATGAACAGTCTAAAGTCATTATTGTATAGCTGATCTAATGTGCCCTCGTACGGCACTTTGTTTTCGCCTACTTCTATTTCGCCAATAGCGTCTAGCCTATACGTGTGCCTTTCTTCGTATGTGTATTTGCGATACATCTCAAGGCTATCCAAATGCACACGGCCAACTAGATCAAATGTTTCAGCAGTTTTTCCGTATTTTTCGTACTCGCGTTTTTTCGGCAGTTGTCCCCAGAGGCAGAATCTCCTAGTATCGTCTTTGCTAAGAACTCTGCTGACTCGATTTACAATATAGGGTATATCATAGCTTTCGCTGTTCCAGCCGCTCAGTATGTCAGCGTCTTCGATCAAATCTAAAAAAGTATTAAGCATGTCTGACTCTTTCTCAAACAGCATTACATTGTCGATGCCCTCTACTTCTTTCTTTGCTTGCTCCATTGTAAGTGTTTTTGGCGGCACTGCAAGGCATACCATTGTTTCTAGCCACTGCAAATACACAGAGATAGACGTTATTCCCATAAATGGATCGGAGGGATCAGCAAAACCGCGTTCAGGGTCAAAGTCTGTTTCAATGTCAAAAAAAGCAGTGTTGAGCTTTGGAGCATCTTGATTAAGATAGTGTTCACTCAGACACTGGAATATTGGATTGAGATCGCTTTCGTACAGATTTTTGCTTTTATTAATTGCAACTTCTTTGCGGAAATCTTTGGTATTTTTACATACAATACGCGAGAGGGGATCTCCGTACACGCTTTTGTATTTGCCCTTGGGGTCTTCGTAGTAGAAAGTGTACTTTGCTTGATATTCTTGAAAGTGTCGCTTGCCGTCTTTGCGTTCTACTACTCGAATGATATCGGCGTCGCGATCGAATATCGCATCTACGTATGGCATTTATTTTGTCTCCTGTTGTGTCCATTTGTGGCTGGACTACCGTCTTCATGCCTGCTTTTCGCTTTGGCGAGACCTGTACCATCTTACAAGTCCGTAAATACTTAGCACAAACCAGAATATCTCAATAATAATACTGGATAGATTGGGTTTGAAGTATAAGTTAATTCCTAGTAACACAGCAACACACATGTTGTTAAAACTGTACCAAAAACCTTTGGCGTCAATCTTACCAAACTGCAATAAAGCAAAGGTTCCTACCAGAATAAAAACGCCTATGTTTCCTATAAAATCACTTAATTCATATGTGTATTCCATCTACCACCATCCAATAGCAATTCCAAAACCAAACACGTTGATAAAACTAAAATACACTGTTAATAAAAACACCCAAGCTGCGCCCCTACGGAACGCTGCGTATGCCTGAGTGGTGCTGCCTATAAAAAATCCCGGATATACCACTAGCATGTTGGGATCATTTGCATTTATTGCCAGCGTCATGCTAGCGGACACAGTAAAAATAAAGCTTATAAGTTCGCAGTAAAACGCTAATTTGTCACTTTTGTAGCTGTCTACCCAAAACTGTAGTATGCTCACTTATCATAGCCTAGGGTTGCAATCAACGTCTCAAGGTCTTCATGCGCATCTGCATGATTCTCCCAGTCCCGGTTTTTTGCAATCTTGATTGCTTTGTTTATTAGACTTGGCTTTATGTCTAGTTCTTCTGCGACAGCTTTTACAGTTTCTTTTAGACCAGTCTGCAGATCTTCTACTTCCTGCATTACAGTAACGCCTTCATTTACGAGACGCTCGAGTTTTGCCTTCTCTTCGGCACCATAAGTTCTATCACTCATCTATTACCTCCTTAGATTATAAGTGTATGAAAAGATTAGAGAAATGTCAACCGGAAAATACTTTGCGATTATCGAAGGCGCGATGCCAGCCGAAGAACTGCGCCTTGTAATCAGAATGATCGTCTGAGGATAGATCAATCCATTCTGACTTGCGTTTTAGGAGTTCTTCTACGCCTGCTTCCCAGTCTGTGTTTTCGATGATATGCTCAAGTTTTCGTTGTGCGTCTTGAGCTTCTTCTACGGTGAGAAAATCCTGCTCAACATGCATAACTTCCATGCAAATTTCTTGACTGACATAGTCGAGAGAAAAGTCTATGCCCCACTTTGGCTTGATTCCAAGCAATTTATAGAGAATAGGTCTATCTTTAGCAACTTCTTCTAGTTGCTGTCTTGCTTCACCTGCGAATGCCCAACGTTCTATGATCATGCAGTGGTCTAGAACAAGACCTACTTCTGCGTCCTCCTCATCTACATACCAATATTTTGCAGGAGAACGAGTAAATTGAATTTCTTCATTCAATTCCTTGTTCATTGCATCATAGTGCAATTTTTCAATTGGGGTAAGAATTTCGTAGCCATCTTTGTCAAAATCTTGCAGTTTTAGAGTTTCTACAAGATTTCTGTCTATTGGCTGTGTAAGATAGGGCTGCGCTGTAAAAGAAGGGTTGAGGTTTCTTAGTTTCATTGCTATTATTTACTTTTTGAGTTGATACTCTCGCAACTTGTTGTGAAGTTCTTTCTTAATAGATGATTCAGTTTGAGATCTAGAGCTTTCTTGCGGCTGTGCCTGTTTTTCAGCCCTTTCTGCTTGCTTGATCAAAGCCATGAACTTATTGCGTAGCTGAGGATCGCCTAGAATTGTTTCGAGACTTGCTGCAAAAGGCGCAATTTGTTTTGCTAGATTAGACGGTAATGCACCTCCCTGCGAAACTTTATCTAGTGCTTTACCCATCATGCCTGCAGAACCTTTTGCTCCTAGC